AAATAGTTGGCATAAGAGGGTTTTATGAGGTATTTTTCAAGATCATTGATTTTTGGTTCTAAACCAAACAGTGCTTTGAATAAAATCTTGAAAGATTCGTCAGTACCCTTAGATTCATATAAACTTCTTGCTTCTTTTATAAAATTAACTACATCTAGTTCTGGGCTAAGAGGTACACCTTCCAATCCAGGTGTATACATCCCTTTAAGTTTCGTATATACCTCTTTTAGGAATAATGCACTTAAATTCTGTACTTTTGTTTCTTCTGGATGGTTACCTGCTACAGATTGTTCCCATGTTAGATTTTTAGGGTCATGTAAAGACTGATATGTCGTTATTCCACTAAAACCTCTTACACAACCAGTAAAACTATTAGTTGTAATACCAGTATATGTAATAATTTCATCACCAACCTTTATAAGACCCCATTCCTTAGGAAATCCCTTAGTAGACCATGTACCTATACCAAGTGTAGTGTCTGTAGAGGTAATAGTAGATGCTAATGCTACTTCACCATGTATAACTTCCTTAGTTAAGTTGTCAATCCTAATATATTTGTCAATATTCTCCGCAATATCAACAACACCACCTTGATGCTCTTGTGAGATGTAATATTGTTTTAAAAAATCCTCTAGAAGGGGATTTTCAGTAATTGCAAACTCTGGAGTGTAATCCGCAACAACTTCGTGGGTCTTTACTCTGGAGTCTAGAGGGCTATAAGTTTCTATCATCCTTTTTTATGACCTAATAATGGTTCCGTTGTTATAACTAGAAGTCACTTTATATCCAAGTCCAGATATTTGTTGTCCAGAGGATATTGTGTCTCTGACGATATTTATCTTAGTATTTGACATGTCTAATTGAAGGTACAAATCCTTTAATCCAATGATATCATTAGATTCTGGATATGCTTGTATTTCAATAACACCTGATCCTAAAACAGTCTCAGTTATATTAATAGTATTGATAATAACCTCACCTTTTACATAATCTACAGTACCAGCAGACTTAATAATAACATTTGATGTAGAATTTGATAATTCAGACAACTGAACAACAGCAATTTTTCCTGTTTTTAGGTCTTCATCAGGAATATCTGCAAAATATAAGATATTTGGGTTACCCTCAACCTTAAATCCAGTACTCTTAATGTTTTTACCAGCAGAATTTACATGGAATTGGTTACCAAAGCATAATTCGTACTGTGTAAAGGCATTAAAGATTGGTTTTAAGTCTCTTCTAATAGTTAATCGAGTAATATTAGATGTAAATGCATTATTTGTCCCATCAATGATCTTTTGTGCCTCAGAATACTTAAATCTACCACCAAATGCGTTTAAATTAGTAGATCTACCATATTGAGTAAGGGAATTAGTAAGTTGTGCCTTTAATCCTTCAACATCACTGTAAACATTTGGATTATAATATGCAAATACATCCAATTCTATGTAAAGGATCTTAAGATCAACGATTCTTTGGTTAATTCCAGCAATTGTATAACTCTTTAGTCTCTCTAATATAAGAGATTTACTAAAGTCAGACAAATATGTGGCATTTCTAGGTTTAATACTTAATACAACAGTACCATATTCAGGTGGATCCAATTCTTCACCACCAATTACTGAAACAGACTCTGCATCAGGGAAAACACTTTGAATAATTGCCTCATAATCCTTTGTAGAAACTGCTCTATACTGCGATGAATAGATTCTAGGAGCAATATACTTAATAGAGTCTACATCTTCGATCTCACCGCCTCCTTTAGCGGTCTGAACGGTAGAAACCGTTACAGTTTCTCTTGCATCAAGGGGATTACCAGCATCATCTACAGCATTTGCACTATAAGAGAAGAATTTTCCATCATTTCCTGCTTTTCCATCAGTAACAATGTATGTTACCTCAATAATATCACCAGAACTTAACTTTTTACCAAATAATCCATCACCAAACATCAATTCATACTGCTCATCCTTAACTTCTTGTATAAGATAGATGTTTGACTTCTCATTTATACCTGTAATATTGTCTAAACGGGAATATTCTAGTCCAGCAGTCGCACCAGACTTCTTAACAAAGACTCTAATCGAATCAGTATCAACAAATGAGTTCTGTAATATAAATCTTTGGTCTTTTGTACCATCTACAACGAAATTTTTCTTTAATAATGTACCTTGGTAGATATTTAAGTTTGTAAATGATGCTGTTCTAGGAGGATTTACCGTAACATTGCTTCCAGCATCAATTGGACTCGGTGCAGCAACATCATCTGGTATAGAAAATGTATAAGAAGTGTTATCTTGTGCTCCTACGCAGACTAAACCTTTCTTTAATGTGACAGTATTGCTATTTCCGTTGAATTTATAGTCAAAATTTACTATTGCTCTTGCAGATTTACGAGATCTTGGTACATATCCTATATTTCTTGCTAAAGAAACGACATTTTCACGCAAAGTTGCTGAATCCAAGAAGGATTCGTTCACAACCATGTTGCTATTAAACGCTGTAATGTAGGTATTATATGCTAAAATGTCGATTAATACCGACATATTTGAACCTTCATAGTCAAAATCAGTAAAATCCGAGTTAGCACGAAGATAATCTCGAATTTGATCCTTAATTTGATCGAAATCTAGGTTTGTAAACTTGGTTATGGGCATTTTTTTACCTAGTTGCTTCTAATAGAAAAGAGAATGCTGTAGTAGGGATCTGTTCACCAACAATATCGAAGGCAATATTGATCTCAAATGTATGTTCATCAGGTTGTGGCACTGCTTCAACCTTAATATTGCTAACTCTGGGTTCCCAGACATTCAAAATATCCAATATTTGAGTTGCAATAACATTACCAGTGGCAACATCTACAAATCCAAATAGATTATTTGTAATATCACACCCTAAATCTGAGTAAAATCTCTCATTTAACCCAGTTTGGACTAAATTTCTAACAGCACGAACTATTGCCCTCTCATTTTTTAGTACATTTAAGTCCCCAGTTACGGGATTTGGTCTAAAAGAAAGGTCAATATCTTTAAATGAACGAGATTTTAATATCGTCACTAATATTGATAATAGATATCAGGGTTATTTATACCCTATTTTCTCAGTTCCAGCGTGTAACAGTCAATTCTATGCTATTATCATCCATTTCCCACTCTTCTGCGACTGTAAATCCTTCTTTTTTTATCTTATTATGGATTAACATACGAGCATACTGTTGATTTAACTTATCTAAAAACCTCTCTACAGGTACACTTTCTGCCCATGTTTGCTTATCTGCGACTAATTCATAACACATAGTCGTAGGATTAAGGAAAAAACCTATATCTTCCTTTATTTGTATGTCTGTATGCACTGTAGGATGATTCTTAGCATGTCTACCAGTGACTACCATCTCCTTTGGTTGCACAGTAGCATCGTATCCTAGTATCAACAATGCCTCTAGAAGAGCATCCTTTTCCTTAACTTTCGTTTTTATTGTGCTGAAGTGTGACATCTTTAACAGATTGATAGTACTCTGGTTTAAACTCTCTATTAAGGACAGTACCTAAACTATCCTCAATAGATTTAGTTATATCTAGGCATTGCTTAGATTCTACCCCTTTTACTTCTACTTTAACATCACCATTACCCTTAATAGAAAATACTAGAGTTTCTTGAGTCATGTTCTTCCTTGTCCTCTATAAGGTTTACGAGCCGAGTTTCGGGCGGTAGCGGAAAATTTGGTATTCTTGCTATTCCCTTGTCTAGTCTTTTTAGGTTTTGTCTGAATTGTTGTCCCTGTCGGACTGGTGTAAAGCTTTGCCATAAGTCTCGTGTGAAATAATATCGGGAGACGGATAACCCGTCTCATAAAAACATTGAGAGAGTTCTAAGATCTTATCCATAAACTCCTCCTCTGAGAGGTCTGAGTAGACCTCTCCATCCTTAATGGTAATCTTATATAACTCGTTGCTTTTCATGTCCTACACGGATACGAGGGTCACACCAGATCTCGAATCCAGCGTTGAGTGCATCGAGACAGAATGAAACATCTTCTCCACACATATCCTGTACCTCTCCACTCTCAAAGACTTGCATCTTAGGAGCAAACCAAGGATACTTCATTTCCTCATGTTCCCATACACCCTTCTTAATAAGAACCCAACCAAATCCAGTATAATCGACAGTAAATGGTTTGCGTCTCTTAGTCATGGTTTCACCAGTCTCATGATTCATAACCCCTCCGTTATTACGGAAGTTATCCTCATCAAGCCAGTGAGCAACAGAAGTAGTTTGACCATCTTCTGTCATATACCATCCTGCAGCAATGTCCTTCTCCATAAGAACGAGTTGTAGGAACTTCTCGGTGTTGAATACGATATCACTATCGATCCATAACTGATAGTCATACTTAAGTTTACCATCCCAGGGTATCTGATCTGGTCCTCTAAGAACATTAGCACCAAGGCACTTGCATCTAGCAAAGTTTACCATACTGCTATAGTCCTGTGAGATCTGTATGCTGACCCCATGTTGAACTAGGTCAAAACAAAGTTGAACAAAGTTCTTTAGGAAAACGAAAGAGCAACCACGACCAGGCATACAGAATACTAGAGACTTACCTCTAACTAACTCCCATGCTTTATCATAATCAAACTCTGACTGTCCCTGATTCTTCTTAGGCGGGTTTTTCGCCTTTACTGTAAATCCTTTTGCCATAATGATCAATAAGACATTAATATTCTAACAGGTTATATATGTCTTGTCAATACGAGGCATCTGACATATCATCTTCGGTAACCTTTACTATTGTAAGTTCTTTATAGTCATTAACTCTCTGTTTAATCTTTTGCATTAACTGATCCTCATCTAAGTTAATGAGATCGCCCACTGGGGTATTATTATTATCGTATACATGAAAGGTAGTGTTAATCATAATAGTTTGTATGCTAGGGAGATTCGCATAGGGCAATTTTGATTAGAGAAGGAATATCCCTTATGTGGAATACTGCCATCAAATATTACAAGACGATTCTGTATAGGTGGGACAATAATCTGATTCATAGGATCATTGACAAACTGTGTAAAACCGCCCCATTCAGGTGTGTAAGGACTCACATATAACAATACTGTGCGTTTACAGTTATCTATATGAATCTCTCCATCACGACTAGGCCATTGCCCGTTGAAGTATATTCGTTCTATCTCATAGTCTTTATCCAATACCTTTCTTATCTTACCATATATGTCAACTCTATAGTAGTCGTTATCACTTACATCATACTCTAAGAAATCTAAACCCCCTCCAGAACCTGATTGTATCCTCCATTGAACACCTTCGGTGTCTTGTATAATCCGTTGGAGGTCTATCTGATTCAAAAAATGATCATATGTCTCAATCATTCTGCGTTTTCAATGTAAAGACCATCACCATCTATGGATATATTAACTAACATGTCTTCGTACCAATCAAAGTGATTTATGAATGATTCAGGTATGGAGAGAGTATATTCATCACTAATAGGATCGACCCTGAGAGGTATTTGAATTTTATTAATTTTTTTCACTATATGTGTGGACTGATGCTTGTTTTTATATATCAGAAATTTTTTTTATAGACTGATATCGAGAAGTCGAATTGGGTCGTTTATAGCTTATGATTAAGGAACCCTATTAAAACACCGCATCACGGCACACCACGATAACACATAAGAACGAAAACACTGCCATTAATTGATAATCAGTGAGTGTAATCTGTGTTTAATTCATGATACTTTAAGTCATGTAATCATCCTCATCATTGTTTACATCATCATGGTCGTAATCATAGGACTCTGATATACTTTCAGATCCACAATCTATCTCATAACTAACATCGAAATCATCCATAATAGCTCTGAGTTTGTGTTACATTCATATTATAACATTATACTCACAGACTGTCAACAACTGTCAGGGTCTTATGTGTTACTAACTGTCATAAGATTTGATGGACTGTGTGTTACTAACTGTGTATCCCCTACTTGACAACAACTCGTCCTTATGTTACGCTCGCTTTACTTACACTTACTTCACGCATTTATAAGACCTTTATTTACACTTAGTAGACACACACTTACTAACACTTATTCACAGTAAATAACACCCCTTAGAGTGTCATTTAGTGTACTTACAGTTAGTGATACATAACACGCATATATGTTTATTTAACTATTTAAAATGATTGCGTACTTTTCCACAAAACTGTTAATAACTGTGGAAAACAGTTAGTATTACATAGTGGGCAAATCCTTGAGATCTCATTGTATATCTGAATACCTATACTTTTGAGACTTGTACGCACTTAGTGTGGAATCTTCTGTTGAATTGTTGTTAGTAACTAACTCACAATCTTTGAATTGGTGAGGATATATTAGCATTGCAACTTTACAGGTTGGATATAAACTATGCTCACAAGTTGACTCTCTTTCACTAACACAAAAGGTGAT